GCTTGTAGACGCGCTTCTGCTCATCCGTCAGTTCAACGTCGCGCCGTATATACATCTTATCAGGTAAATCCAAGCACTGCTCTTTCAGGATGCGGTTACTAAAGCGGTCCAGTTTGAGGTTGAGTTCATCCAGCCGTCGATAGCCGACAATTTCCTGAAAGGCACGAGTGCCCATCTTGCGCTTTTGCACCAGCGCATAGCGGTTCTGAAAGGCATAGTAGCTACTAAAGCCCAGCGCTTCGGGAGACAGGAACATACATTGTGAGTACAAATCCATCGGGGACTTGGTCACGGGGGATCCCGTCAGGATGCGTTTATATGTGGCGTCTTTCGCCAGCATCATAATGTTTTTGGTGCGTGTCGCTTTGCGGTTTTTGATCGTCGTGCTTTCGTCCACCACCATTATGTTGTCGGGGTTTTCTTTCAGAAAAAAGTATGCGGCCTTCGTACCACGCGGCGTGGACAACGCCTCGACGTTCATTACAAACACCTTGAGCCCGTCAAACTCGCCATACACAAGTTCCTTCATGTCTTCTTGAAACTTTTTAGCGGTAGATGGTGTCCAGCGCACGATCATGCGCTCAATGTCATCGGGCAGGTGAGTAGGTATCTCGCCTTTTACCCAGTTGTCATACACACCTTTAGGGGCTAGAATTAAAGCAGCACTAATCCGCTTTGCCTTATATAAGGCACCGATAGTGTCAATCGCCACCTTGGACTTACCTGTTCCCATCTCCATGAACAGTGCGTAATAGTCCGCGGCCCACGAGTCTTCCCACGCTTTCTGCTGGTGGTCGAACGGCTTCGTCTTAAAATTATAATCCCGCATGATTTTTTCTCCTTGACACTAAGACAATATAAGCATATATATGACATTGTCAAGGCCCGAACGGTGCCTTTAACCACGATAGGAGAAACGCGATGAGCGATATCTTTGAACAGATGGAGCAAGACTTTGAAGACAGTTTGGCTACATCAGTCGAAAAACTGGACCAAGGCGACTTAACTACAGTCGCTGGGATGGCCAGAGCAATCCGTGATAAGGAGAAAGCAATCAACGACCTTGAGCAGAAGCTGAAGGACGAGAAGAAAGTTTTGCTCAAAATGACGGATGAAGACCTACCTACCATGCTTGCAGAGATTGGTCTGTCTAGCATGAAATTGGATGACGGCTCAGAAGTGACTGTCAAACAAACCTACGGGGCAAGCATCCTTGTAGATAACCGGCCAGCCGCCTACGACTGGCTCAGAGAGCATGGGTACGATGACATCATCAAAAATACGGTTGCCTGTCAATTTGGTAGAGGGGAAGACGACCAAGCGTCCGCCTTCAAAGCCTTTGCCGAAAAAGAAGGCTATCTCGCCGAACAGAAGACTGAAATCCACCCGCAAACACTCCGTGCGTTCGTTAAAGAACGGGTGGAAAGTGGTGACGAGTTCCCGATGGAACTCTTCGGAGCCTACATAGGCCAACGAGCCGTTGTCAAAGGGAGCAAATAAAATGGCTGAAAAAAAGAATGCTGTAGCAGAGCAGAAAACTGCTGAAATCGTCCAGTTCGACCCAACTATGTTTGAGGCCGATGCTGGTGTTGGTCTGGAAAATATGGGTCAAGATGATCTTGCCCTGCCGTTCCTGAAAATTCTGGGTGGTATGAGCAAGGAGCTCGACGACCTAGAAGACGCCCGTAAGGGTGACATCCTGAATAGTGTCTCTGGCATGGTTTACAAAGGCAAGGACGGCATCAAAGTCATTCCGGTAGCCTACCAGCGTCGGTTCATCCAATGGGCCCCCAGAGGCGAAGGAACGGGCGCTCCCGTGGCTATCTACTCACCGGGTGAGAAGATGCCAAAAACTGAACGGTCTGTTGATGACAATAAAGAGTATGTCACCGACGGGTCCGGTCAGTATATCGAAGAGACGCATCAGCACTTTGTCATCGTCCTTAACGACGACGGCTCTGCTGAGACAGCGTTGATTGCGATGAAGTCTACCCAGTTAAAGAAGTCCAGAAAATGGAACAGCATGGTGTCTTCGGTAACAATGCAGGGCAAGAACGGGCCGTTTACCCCGCCACGTTTTAGCCATGTTTACCACCTCAAGACGCAACTGGAAGAAAACAGCAAAGGTAGCTGGCACGGCTGGGAAATGAGCCGCGTCGGTCCTGTCGAGGATATGAACCTGTACAACCGTGCAAAAGAGTTCAACGCAAGTATCCAGTCAGGTGACGTTGTTGTAAAGCATCAGGACGATAATGTTAGCGGGGACAACCTCTCCGACGACGTGCCGTTCTAAGTAACTGGGGTGGCGTTATAGCGTTATAACGTCACCCTTTTTCTTTGGGGGCGTCATGTCTGTAGAAAAGTTCAAAGCCATATTTAATGGGCTACAACTAGCCTATGGCACTTATAAAATAGAAAAGAAGCAGGCTAACGGGAAGAACACTGGCCGCGCTGCCATCATACGCGAACCGCGCACCACGGAACTGTGGGAAGGGCATCTGTCTGGCAAGGGGCGGGGTATTGGAATTATACCCATCAATGAAAGTAACCAATGCGTATGGGGCTGTATCGACGTTGACCAGTATCCGCTTGACCACAAGCTACTGGTAGAAAAGATCCGCAAGTTGCAACTGCCACTCGTTGTGTGCCGTTCAAAATCTGGCGGAGCGCACTGCTTCCTGTTCACCACAGAATGGGTAGATGCCAAAGATATGCAGTCTACTCTGCAACAGGTGTCTGCCGCGCTGGGCTACGGTGGTAGCGAAATATTTCCAAAGCAGGTAAAACTGCACTTAGACCGCGATGATGTCGGCAACTTTCTGAACCTGCCGTATTACGACGCGGAAGATGGCCTGCGCTACGCGATTAAAGACGACGGCACATCTGCCACACTAGAAGAGTTTTTTGAATTATACGAAGCGCACAAGCAGACGCCAGAGCAGTTGTTGAAACTGCAAATCGGTGATGAAGCCGAAGCGGCGTCAATGAAGGATGGACCGCCTTGTCTGCAATTTCTGCTGAAGAACAAAATTAGCGAGGGCGGGCGCAATAACGGCCTGTTCAACATCGGCGTGTATCTACGCAAGGCCTACCCAGATAGTTGGGAGTCAGAAATCCTGCAATATAATATGCAGTATCTAGTGCCGCCTCTACCGCTTAATGAAGTCAACATTGTGGCAAGGCAGTTAGAGCGTAAAGACTACGCTTACAAATGCTCAGATGCCCCCATCAACGCGCATTGTAACAAGGAACTGTGCCAGACCAGAAAGCACGGCATCGGTGCGGCTATTCAAGGCGCGGCCATTGCTAATCTGCGTAAATATAATTCCAACCCGCCGGTCTGGTTTCTGGATGTTAATGGGGAGCCGCTGGAACTGGATACTGAAGGCTTGATGAGCCAGCCGACGTTCCAGAAGGCTTGTATGGAGCAGTTGAACTTTATGCCGCGCTCTGTAAGCAAGCAGGTCTGGGAAGGCCGCATCGGCGGTCTGCTGACAGAGATGAAAGACAACGAGAGCGCCATCATCGAGGTGGCGGAAGACGCCAGCATCAGCGGCCAGTTTTACGACTATCTGGAAGAGTTCTGCGTTCATCTACAGAAGGCTAATGACAAGGAAGAGATCCTGCTTAAGCGGCCTTGGACCGACGATGAGGCGGGGGTCACCCTGTTCCGTTTGAAAGACTTTGAGAATTTCCTCAAGCGTAACAAGTTTTTTGAATACAAGTCACACAAGATCGCTCAGCGTCTACGCGACAAGGGAGGGGAAAGCACTGTTCTAAAAATTAAAGGCAGGCCTGTCCGTGTGTGGCAAATCCCTTCTTTTGAAACAGCAGAGATTGAATTAAACACGCCAGACTTTGGCGGCAACCAAACGGAGGCACCTTTCTAATGTTACTAGCGGACGGATTTAATGATGCCGTTATCGGCATGGGAGAAAGGGCGGGGCAACCCGCCATAGTGGTGTATGACTTTGATAAATGCGTAGCGGTTCTATGTGAGCGAGACAACATGAGCATAGATGAGGCTGTGGACTTTATGTACTACAATGTCGTCGGGGCGTGGATGGGAGACGAAACCCCTATCTTTATGCGTCGTGTCAACAGCGTCGAGGAGTTGACCGATGTCGATTAGAAATCAGGAAATCTATAAAGAGCGCGTAGTTGAGAAGCGCACCCTGCAAGCCGTCGCGAACAAATACGGCGTATCTCGTGAGCGGGTCAGACAAATTGTTGCCAAAATTGACGCGATAACAAACCTGATGAAGTCTTTCCCTGAAGTGCCTGTCTATGTCAAAGACATCCCGTGGGAAGTCCGCACCTATAACTGCCTCTGCAACGAAAACCTTACCCCGATGTTTCTAGCGGAGTTCGTTGAATACGCCAGAAGAAACGATCTACGCAGAATACCAAACTTAGGCAAAGTAAGCCTACGCGAGATAAAAACAAAACTAGCTCAACACGGTTATGAGTTACCCGATGGATACTAAAATCTTCCGTATATACGGCCCGCCCGGAACCGGTAAGACTACCGCTCTGCTCAATAAAGTGGACGAGGCCCTGTCCTCCGGCGTCGATCCTGCCCACATCGGCTACTTTGCCTTTACCCGCCAAGCGGCTAACGAGGCTGTCGAACGCGCCTGCACCCGCTTTAACTTTGAGCCTGCACAACTGCCGTGGTTCCGCACCCTGCACAGTTTTGCCTTAAAGTTGTCTGGTATTCGCCAAGAACAGGTTATGCAACCAGAGCATTACAAAGAACTAGGTTACGCCGTTGGGCACGACTTGGTAACCGGCACAAGCACAGAAGATGCCTTTGATTTAAACAAAAACAACAACCCTATCATCGGCCTCATCAATCTAGCACGGCTACGCAAAGTTGATTTGCGGCAACAATATGACGAGAGCGAATTAGATATAGCGTGGACTACCATCAAGTATGTGTCAGACAGCCTAACTGAATACAAAAACAGATTTAGCCTCTACGACTTCACCGATATGTTGGAAGTGTTTGTGCGCGACGGTGCAGGGTTCTGCCCCCGCCTAGCCATAACCTTTATCGACGAAGCGCAGGACTTGTCACCCCTACAGTGGGACGTGGCTCATGTGCTAGAACAGCATTCAGACCGCATCTACTGCGCTGGAGATGACGATCAAGCCATCTACCGCTGGGCAGGTGCCGATGTCGAACACTTTATCGGCCTCAACGGCGGTTACGAAGTGCTGGAACAATCCTACCGCGTACCCGCCACCGTCCACCCGTTAGCTGAGCGTATAGCAAAACGCATCGTGCGCCGCGTACCAAAGACCTACCTGCCACGACAAGACAGGGGGAAGGTGCAACGCATACCAAGCACTGGGTACATAGGGTTTGAGGAGGGTTCGTGGCTCGTGCTGGCTCAAGCCGGTTATTTCCTAGATGCCGCTACCGATGACTTAAAAAGCCGCGGCTTCCTGTTTAGTCGTAATGGAAGACGGTCTATCTCAGAAAGACTGAGCGAGGCCATCAACGGCTGGGAACAACTGAGAAAAGGCAAGAGAATTACGGGCGAGGCCGCACGAGCCATTTACAGTTATATGTCTGTTGGGGACAGAGTCAAGCGCGGATTTAAGAAACTGCCCGCTTTAGACGATGATGAATTAGTTAACTTTGAAGAGTTGACAGTTAACCACGGCCTGCTAGCCACTATTGACATGATCTGGCATACGGCTA